GTGTCCTCCCCACAGGTCGGCACGGGGGAGGACACTCTTCCGGATGGAAGGCCGACACCAAAAGGAGTGTCGACGGCAGGCTACCGGCTGGACAGGCGGTCCGTGCAGGGTTCGGGCGGGGCCTTCGTCATGCGGTGGGTCAGCCCTGAGGGCATGACCGTGAATGCTGCCAGAGGCGGCGCGTGTCTGCGTCTCCTTCGTCGCCGCCCTGCGGCGCACCGCAGTTGCACGGCGGGGCTGGCAGGTTGATCTCGTCGGCGAGCATGCGCAGCGTCACGGCGACACCGGCCTGCTCGGCTTCAGAGAGAGTCCCCGAGTCGAGTTTGTCGGCGAGCCATCGGAGGCTGTCGGGGAGGCTGCGGCGGCGGATCGTCTCGCTCATGTGGTGGGCGGTTCGATGCGGTTCGGCTGGATGTCGAAAGACATCACCACTGCACCTTCCAGCTCAGGGCTCTGTTGCTGCACCGTGCTGAGAAGACTGTCGAACATGTCTGTCCGGGTTGATCCTTGCGACGGTGTGAAGGTGCCAGATCGGTGAAAAGTTTTGAACATGCCGTTCCCAACCGGGTTGAGGAACGACATGAAGAAGAAGTGCGTTCCTTGCCGCTCGCTCATGTGGTCGGCTCCTCGCCCGGACGCACCGGACCCGCGCTGAGGTAGCGCTCCTTGTTCGCTTCACGGATGCGGAAGCTCCAGCGAAGGCGGCGCTGCTCTCCCGCGAGGATCTCTTGCCCGTCTCGACGCATCTTCTTCGCCACGGACGCCTCGGTCTCGTTGAGGATCCCGTGTATGGCGAGCGTGCTGGACAGGTAGTGGACGGTGTCTTCCAGCTGCTGCACGCGCTGCTTGAGGTTGTCGATCTGCTCTTCCGGTGTGATGGGCTCCGGGCGGTCGCTCATGCGCTCGGCTCCTTCTTCGGCCGGCCGCCCTTGCGCGCCCGCCGCTCGGCCAACTCCTGCTCGGCGGCCGCGAGCTCGGCGCGCTCCTGCTCGTTGCCGTGTTCCTTGATGAAGCCGCGGACGTGGTCGACGAGGTCGGCGCTCCGGTCAACGCCCTCGCGAGCAGCGGCTGTTCCGTAGGCGTCCCACAGTCGGCGGGGAATGCGGAAGCGGGTGACGAAGGTGTGGTCGGTGGCATCTGGCATGCGATCCATGTTGCCACAGAGTTTCTTACCCGAACAGCTTGTGTAGCCACACGGTTAGCGATACTGTGTGGCTACAAGGAAACGAGCAAGGGGGACCCGATGAGGCACACGGCGAACGAGACCACCACCCAGACCCTCACCCGCCTCATCAAAGCCCTCGACAAGCGCCACCCCGTCACCATCACCTACACCAAGGCCGACGGGTCGGAAACGATCCGCACCGTCGAGCTGTACGACATCGTCGTCAGCGCCGCCGGCGACATCCTCCTGAAGGGCATGGACCGCGACAGCCAGGAAGCACGCTCCTTCCGGCTGGACCGCCTCGTCTCCTACACCACCCACCGCACCGCCTACACCGTCGACCGGCCGGCCGCCGACGAGCCGAAGGCGCGCCCCGCCCACGGCCTCGCGACGGTCACCGTCCTCTACCCCGTCGACTGCCCCATCGCTCAGCGCATCGACCTGCTGGCCTCAGCCCTCGCCGCGTAAGGAACCGTCATGGAGCACTTCACCGCCACCGACTCACCGCAGAACAACGCCGCCGAGGTCACGAAGCTGGCCCGCTGCAACCGGTGCGGCGACGACAAGCTCGCATGGAAGCAGTCCGCGCGCACCGGCCAGTGGTACCTCTGCGACGTCCAAGCCTGCGGCCGCTACGCCACCCGCGAGAACCCGACATTCCGCCGCTACTTCGTCCTCGCACGCCTGCCGCACAAGTGCCCGGCTCGCACCAACTGACCCCGTCTGCCCCGCCACCACCCGCGTCCAGCTCCTCGCCGACGCCCTCGCCGCCTGACCGCCACGTCTCAGGGCCGACGCACCCCGGCGGCCCGCCCCGCCCTTGCCGCTTAGGAGCCCGCATGGCCAACCTCACCGTGTTTGCCCCCGAGTTCACCGCCCGGGTCACCAACCACCTCGCCCGCCTCGGCTGGACAGCGACCGCAACCGGCGACTACATCGAGGTCCGCATCCCCATCGAGGCGACCGGGCAGCAGGCCGCGGCGAAAAGGGGTGACCGCCTGTACGTGTGGCCCACGGAGGACGGCGTGCGGTGGGAGATCCGGCCGCCCGGCCACCCGCAGGGCGCGGGCGAGGAGCTGGTACTACCCGGACCGCAGTATCAGTGGCTGGTTGCGGAGATCGACCACCTGTTGCAGCCCAGCCACGACCCTGCATCGTGAGCTCAGTTCACGCCCTACTCGCCGCCTGACCCCGCGCACGCCGAAGGCCCGCACTCACGCCCAGGAGTGCGGGCCCTCTGCTGTGCACCACCGTCCACCAGTTGCACACCCTCGCTACCATCACACCATGGTTACCGGTAACAATCCACCAGTACCGGCCGAGCCCGAACCCACCGCCGGCCACCCCACCGGTGACGGGCGCGCCCGCGACAGCCTCAACCGCTTCGTCCGCACCCCCGCAAACGCAGCACGTGACGCCCGCGCAGCCGAACTCCGCGCCGAAGGCTGGACCCTGCAAGCGATCGCCGACGAGCTCGGCTACTACGACAAAAGCGTCGCCCGTAAGGCCATCCGCGGAGCGCTGCGTGAAATCGTCCGCGGGCCTGCGGAGAAGCTCCTCACACTCCACGTCGAACGCCTGGAAACCCTGTACGAAGCAGCGCTGGAAGTGCTGGAAGCCGAACACGTGATGGTGTCCCACGGGAAGGTCGTCACCATGGCCGACCCGGAGACCGGGATGGAGAAGCCCCTCACCGACAACGGGCCGAAGCTCGCCGCGATCCGTGAAGCGCGCGCCACGATGGAGTCGTTCCGCAAGCTCATGGGCCTTGACCAGCCTGCGAAGGTCGCACTATCCGGTGGCGTTCGGTACGAAGTCGTCGGGGTCGACCCCGCGGACCTCACGTGAGCTGCCCGTGACTGAGACGGTCGTGCGGTACGAGCCAAGGGGCGGCGCGAAGGAACTTCTGACCGGCCGCGATCAGGAAGCCTGCATCGCGGGCCCCGCAGGCACCGGCAAGAGCCTGGCCATGCTTCAGAAAGCCCACTACACGAGCCTCATGGTTCCCGGCTGCCGATCGCTGATCGTCCGCCAGACACACGCATCGCTGACCGGGTCGACGCTCGTCACGTTCGAGCAGCAGGTCATCCGTGACGCCCTTGCCCATGGCGTGGTCAGTTGGTTCGGGGGCTCTGCCCGCAAGCCAGCTGCCTACCAGTACGCCAACGGATCGGAGATCGTGGTCGGCGGCCTTGACCGTCCTGAGAAGTTCCTGTCGACGGAGTTCTCACGGATCTACGTCGACGAGGCCACGCAGGTCACCCTCACCGCGCTGGAGACGCTGATCACCCGCCTTCGCGGGAACGCCGACACCTACCGTCAGATCGTCTTGGCCTGCAACCCGGACGCCCCCCAGCACTGGATCAAGAAGCGGTGCGATGCGGGCATCATGCGCATGATCTACTCGCGGCACTCCGACAACCCGCTGCTTGTTAACGCCGATGGCACGCTCACTGAGCGCGGCGTGGACTACATGAAGAAGCTCGACGCCCTGACGGGAGTCCGACGTCTGCGCTACCGCGATGGGAAGTGGGCGGCGGCCGAGGGGCAGATCTACGAGGCGTGGGACGACGCGATCCACATGGTCGACGCGGTCAAGCCGACGGCCGCGTGGTCCCGCTGGGGAACGGTCGACTTCGGGTTCACGAACCCCTTTGTGTATCAGGACTGGTGGGAGGACCCGGACGGCCGCCTGTACCTAGCCAACGAGATCTATTACACGCGCCGCCTGGTCGAGGACCATGCGAAGACCATCAAAGACCTGCTGTTCTACCCGTCCGGGCAGCCGCGCGGGCAGCTCCCACGCGCGATCTACGCGGACCACGACGCGGAGGACCGGGCCACCCTGGAGCGCCACTTGGGGCTACCGACGAAGCCTGCGACGAAGACAGTCAGCGATGGGATTCAGGCGGTGCAGGCCCGACTGCGGGTGCAGGAGGACGGGCGGCCGCGCCTGCTCATCGCACGCGGGGCCCTCGTCGATCGGGACCCGGAACTGGAGTCCGCGTCCCTGCCGGCCTGCGGGGCGGAGGAGATCGCGGGCTATGTGTGGGCGGTGAAACCGGGCAACAGCGGTGGCCTCAAAGAGGCGCCGGTAAAGGAGAACGATCACTCGATGGACGCGATGCGGTACATGGTTGCCGCTCGGGATCTCGGGGGTCGTCCGCGTGTGAGGTGGCTGTGATGAGGAACCTTCAAGTGAACCCCAAGAAGCTGAAAGATTTGCGGCCAGCATCCATGTTGACAGGAGGATTTACACTCATCACAGCAGGATGCTGGAATATCTTCGGTACAGGGGTTGGTCTCATCTCCGGAGGAGTCCTCACCTGCGTCCTGCAATGGGTGCTCGACAGCGACTGACGTGAAGGAGGGGGCACGTGGGCAAAACCCTCTTCGGCTCCCTCGCCAACGCTCTGCGCGCCCGCCCCACCACCACCCCCGTCCCCTTCGCCTCCCGCCACCAGTCCTACGGACACAGCCTCTTCGGCTCCAACCGAGGCACCACCGCCGAACTCGGCGCCATGGGCTCCGTCTCCACCCTCTTCGCCATCGTCAACCGCACCGCGAAGGCGGAGGCCGGCGTCGAGTGGGGGCTGTACCGGAAGGCGAAGTCCGGGAAGAAGGAAGACCGCGTTCAGGTCACCTCGCACGCGGCCCTCGACCTGTGGGACAAGCCGAACCCGTTCTACACGCAGTCGGTGTTCGTGGAGGCTGTGGCGCAGCACAAGCAGCTCACGGGCGAGCAGTGGTGGGTGATCGGCTACAACGAGCGCTCCACGATTCCTCTGGAGTTGTGGCCGGTGCGCCCGGACCGGATGACACCAGTCCCGGACCCGGAGACGTTCCTGTCGGGGTACATGTACACGGGCCCCGACGGGCAGCAGGTGGCGCTCCGCAAAGAGGACGTCATCTTCATCCGCACCCCGCACCCGACGGACCCGTACCGCGGTATCGGCCCCGTGCAGGCGTTGCTCACCGACCTTGACGCGGTGCGCTACAGCGCGGAGTGGAACCGGAACTTCTTCCTGAACAGCGCGGAGCCGGGCGGGATCATCGAGGTCCCCAACGGGCTGTCCGACGGCGAGTTCAACGAGCTCCGCGACCGGTGGAACGAGCAGCACAAAGGGGTCGCCAGCGCCCACCGCGTCGCCATCCTCGAACACGGGCAGTGGAAGGACCGCAAGTTCAGCCAGCGGGACATGCAGTTCGTTGAACTCCGCGACGTCGGCCGCGAGATCATCCGGGAAGCTTTCGGGTTCCCGAAACCGATGCTCGGCAGCACCGACGACGTCAACCGGGCCAACGGCGAGTCCGGGGAGCGCATGTTCGCCCGCTGGCTCATCGTCCCCGACCTCGAAGCGATGAAAGACGCGCTCAACAACCAGCTGCTGCCGCTGTACGGGCCGACCGCGGCGGGCCTGGAGTTCGACTACGTCAACCCGGTCCCGGAGGACGTCGACAAGGACGCCATCCAACTGACCTCCCGCTCGAACGCTGCCGCGGCGCTGGTGCAGGCCGGGTTCGACCCTGCGGGCACCCTGTCTGCGGTCGGCCTCCCCGCCATTGCGTTCACGCCGCCCGCTGCTGCGCCGGTCCCGGCCGGCCCCGCCCCGGCGGCGCTGCTCCACCGTCCGCTGGCAGCGCTCCCCGCGGCCCGGACCGAGTGGGACATCGCGGTGGCTCAACTCCTCAACACCCAGAACGCCACCACGCTGGAACAAGTCCGCGCCGACCACGACGACGCCCTCTCACAGCTCCTCGACCGGTGGATTCCCATCGAGGACCGGTGGATCAACGCCCTTGGCGACCAGATCCGTACCGCCGTCGACGATGACGACACCGCAGCCCTTGCCTCCCTCACCGTCGACAGCGACCACGCGGCCGATGTCCTGCGGGAGGCACTCGGCGGGATGGCGAAGCGCGCGGCTGGCCGGATGGTTGATGAGGCGGCGGCGCAGGGCGTCGCCGTGGACGCACCGGAGTTGGACGAGGCAGTGACGAACCGGATGGATGTCGGGTCGCTGCGGGCTGTGTTCGGGTCTGAGCTGGTGGGGATCGCTGCGGCGACGGCTGGACTCCTCGGGTCCGGGCTGGCGTCGACTGCGGGGCGTGAGGCGCTGCGGCTGCTCACTCCTGGCGCGGACGGCGCGGGCGTGGCACGCCAGGTGAAGAGTTTCCTGCGGGGCCTGTCGAACCGTTTGAAGCTCGATCAGCTGGGTGGGGCGCTGCACCGGGCCACGAACTTGGGCCGGGTGGCGACGCTGGAGGCCGCTCCGGTTGCCACGTACACGGCCAGCGAAGTGAACGACGCGAACCGGTGCGCGCCCTGCTCGGAGATCGACGGTACTCAGTTCGCCGACTTGGACGCGGTTCGTGCCGCGTACGGCGCCGGACCGTATCGGCTGTGCCAGGGCGGGATTCGCTGCCGCGGGACTGTCGTGGCGACGTGGGACACGACGGGAGATAACGAATGAGCCGGATGTCGGGCCTCATGCTGCCCGCCAACCTCACCCAGTTCGCCGCGCGGCATCGCGAGCAGGCGGACAAGCTGCGTGCCCAGTACGGGGTCGAACCGCCGCGCTGGTACCGCATCACCAACGCTGCCTCCCCGGACGAGGCGGAGGTGATGCTGTACGACGAGGTGGGTGGCTGGTTCGGCGCGTATGCCGACGAGTTCATCGACGAACTCGCGCAGATCACCGCGCCCCGCCTGAAGGTGCGGGTCAACAGCCCTGGCGGAAGCGTCTTTGAGGGCATCGCCATTGCCAATGCGCTGCGCTCCCACCCGGCTGACGTCACGGTGCAGGTCGACGGCCTCGCAGCGTCGATCGCCTCCGTGATTGCCCTTGCGGGCGACCGGCTTGTGATGCAGCCGAACAGCATGGTCATGATCCACGACGCGAGTGGCATGTGCCTTGGCGATGCGGCAGACATGCAGCAGATGGCCGGGCTCCTCGACGCGATCTCGGACAACATCGCTTCCGCGTATGCGGCGAAGGCCGGGGGCACGGCGGCTGACTGGCGGGCCCTCATGCAGGCCGAAACCTGGTACAGCGCCGACGGGGCGGTGGAAGCGGGGCTCGCCGATGAGGTGGGCGCGCAGCGTGGCGCCGCGGCCGAGCCGGATGCCGAGCCCGAGATGCGGAAGGCCTTCGACCTCACCGCGTACGGCTACGACGGGCCCAAGCAGGCTGAGACCCCAGAGCCCGCAGCCGTCGAGCCGGATCCGCTACCGACGCTGATCATCAACGTCGAGAATGCGCTCGGCGACGAGGAGATCGTCAAGAGGCTCCGCGAGATGGCAGCCGGACACACATCGGAGCAGACGTCGGAGACGCCGCCCGAGATCGCGGAGCAGGCCCACCCGGAGCCGGCCGCGGTCGTCGAACCCGAGCCCGAAGACGCGTGGGCGGACATGGTCGCCCACCTGACCCCCGACGACGGCGACAACTGGTCGGCGCTCGTCTCCAACCTGATCGAGCCCGACACGTCGTCCAGCGCGGCGACGGCCTGAAGGAGGCAACTGTGGCCACACCGACCAAGATCGCCGTACCGCGCAACAGCGAGGAACTTCGCGAGCAGCTCCACGACCCTGCGGCGCGTAAGGAGATCCTCGCGACGCCGGACACCCTTGCGGACCACATGGACGCCTACGCCGCGCAGCAGCAGGGCGACGGCACCGAGATCAACAAGCTCGTGGCGGAAGAGACGCAGCGCCAGTTCGCCGCGATGCTCCGCGACCACGGGGCCGACGCCACCACCAAGGACGCCGCGAACGCGATCAAGCGCCTCGACCTCGACCCGCAGGCCAAGCGCAAGGGCGGGATGCTCACCTCCCACCGGCAGGGCACCGCCCACAACCCGACCGCTCCGGGCGCGGTGGTCGACAAGCACTTCGAGAACTCGATCGACTACGTCCGCAACATCTGGCACAAGAACCCGTCCCCCGATGGGGACAAGCTCGGTGCGCTCCGCAACGCGGCCTCCTCGGTGTCGCCGGCGGACGGTGGTTTCCTCGTCCCGGAGACGCTCCGCTCGCAGCTCTTGCAGCTGGCGCTGGAGCAGGCCGTCGTCCGGCCGCTCGCCACCGTGGTCCCCATGGAAAGCGCGAGGGTCCCGTTCCCGATGATCGACACCACCACGAACGCGGGCTCCGTGTTCGGCGGGATGGTCGCGTACTGGGGTGAGGAAGGCGCAGCGTTCCAGGACTCCAACCCGAAGTTCGGCAGGGTCGAGCTCGACGCGAAGAAACTGACTGGTCTGTCAGCAGTGCCGAACGAGCTGCTCCAGGACTCCATCACCTCGTTCTCCGCGCTCATCGAGACGCTGTGGCCGAAGGCCCTCGCGTTCGAGGAGGACAACAAGTTCCAGACCGGCAGCGGCACCGGCGAACCCCTCGGCTTCCGCGGCGCGGGCAACTCGGCCGCGGTCACGGTGACCCGCACCACCGCCAGCAAGATCCAGTACCTGGACGTCATCGCCATGTACGCCCGCATGCTGCCCTCCTCGCTCGGCAACGCCGTGTGGATGTGCTCCCCGGACGCGCTGCCGCAGCTGCTCCAGCTGTCCCTCACCGTCGGCACCGGCGGCAACAGCGTGTTTGTCGTCAACGCGGCCGCCGGGATGCCGATGAGCATCTTCGGCCGCCCGCTGATCATCACCGAGAAGGGCGGCATCCTCGGCTCCCGCGGTGACCTGGCGTTCGTCGACTTGTCGTACTACCTGGTGGGTGACCGCCAGATCATGACCGCCGACTCCAGCACGGACTACAACTTCGGCACCGACAAGACAACTTTCAGGATCATCCAGCGCGTCGACGGCCGCCCGTGGATCCAGTCCGCGATCACCCCCGCCAACGGCAGCACCTCCACGCTGTCGCCGTTCGTCGAGCTCCTGTAACACCCCTCGGCCGCCGTCGGCAGTAACGCCCCGGCGGCGGCCACCACCCGACCCGGCAGTGTCGCCCCGGCGCGGCCCCCAGACGGAAGGAACACCCGATGTCCCAGAAGGCACTCGGCAGGCTCATCAACACCACCCCCGCCGCCGACGGCGTGTGGATCGCCCTGAAGGGCGCCGCGGCCGGCGTCACCTTCAGCTGCTACCTCGCGGGCGCGGTCGGCGACACCTACACGCTCCAGGAGGCCAAGGACTCCGCGGGCACCGGCGCGCAGAACCTCGCTGCGATCACCGAGCGGTACACCTGCACCGGCAACGGGTCGGACGCGTGGACCCGGACGCCGCAGGCTGCGGCGGCGACCGTCGTGACCACGGCAACTGCCGCGCAGAACGCCATGGTGTGCGAGGTCGAAGGCACCAGCCTCTCCGACACCTACAAGTACGTGAAGCTCACCAGCACCGGCGCGGGCACGGTCACTGCGATCACCCGCGACCTGGGAGCGCAGCGCGCCCCGCAGAACCTGCCCGCCACGGGGGCCTGACATGGCTCTGTGGCAGTGCGCGGAATGCACCACCGCGTACTCGGTGGGCGCGCCGAAGTGCCCGCACTGCGGGTCGACCGTTCGCGTCAACGAAGCGACCCAACCTCCGGAGGAGGAACAGGACATGGCCAAGACCACCGTGCACGGCGGCGCCAGCAATGCGGCCGCTGACGAGCAGGAGGGCGGTGAGGACGTATCAGCTGGGAGCAGCTCCTCGACATCGTCCGAGAAGGACAGCAGCTCGCCCGAGACGAGCGACAGCGCGAGCCCGTCGCGTGCCCGAACGACGGGGAGCCGCTCAAAGAAGGCGGCGACGGACAAGGACTCTTCTGCCCCTCAGACGGGTGGCGGCCAGGCGGCCGGTACGTCGGCAGCTGACGAGCAGGACGCGTGAAGCCCAGCGTGGGCCGCATCGTCCACTACGTCAGCCACGGCACCCCGGGCGGCGAGTACACCTCGCAGTGCAGGGCGGCGATCGTTACGGCCGTCGCCCCTGGCACTGAGGGGCGGGCGGTCTCGCTCGCGGTCCTGAACCCGGAGGGCCTGTTCTTCAACCAGAGCTGTGCTCAGTACGAGCCGGACGGCGCGGGCATGCCGCCCGGCGGTTCCTGGCACTGGCCCGAGCGCACCGACTGACCCGCCCGACAGCACGCATCGAGAGGAGGTGACGAGAGATGACGACCCCGTGGTATGCGACCCGCGAGGAGATCAAAGCCGAGCTGGACGTGAAGGAAACCGCACGCTCCAACGCGCGGATCGATCGCGCGCTGGCCGATGCGACCGAGGCCGTCGAGGGCCTGACGCACCGAACGTTCTACCCGGTGCAGGACACCCGCAAGTTCGACTGGCCGCCCCGCTCCGGGGCCACCCCGTGGATCCTGCGCCTCGACGCAAACGAGTTGATCTCCGTCACCTCCCTCACCTCCGGAAGCGTCACCATCGCCCCCGGGGACTACCTCCTACGCCGGGCCGACGACAAGGCCGAACCCCCGTACACGCGCATCGAAGTCAACCTCGGCTCCAACGCATCGTTCAGCGGGGGCCGCACCTACCAGCAGGACATCACCGTCACCGGGCTGTTCGGCTACCGCAACGACGAGACCCCGGCCGGCACCCTCGCCGCGCAGGTCGCGACCGCGGGCGCCACCACCATCACTGTCGACGGGCCCGCGTCGGCCGCACTGGGTATCGGTTCGCTGCTGCGTATCGACAACGAGCGGATGATCGTCACCGGCCGCGCCCAACTCGACACCGGGCAGGGCTTCGGCGACTCGATGACCGCGACCAACAACGACGTCTCCATCGGCGCAGCGAACGGGGCTGCGTACGCAGTCGGTGAGGTCATCCTCCGGGACTCCGAGCGGATGCTGATCACCGACATCGCAGGCAACCTCCTCACCGTGACCCGCGCCTGGGACGGCAGCGTCCTCGCCGCACACACCGACTCCGCGATCTTCGCACCCCGGATCCTCACCGTCGCACGCGGCGCCCTCGGCACCACGGCCGCCGCGCACAGCAACGGGGCGAGCGTGTACCGGTGGGACGCGCCCGGAAGCGTCCGGCAGCTGTGCGTCGCCGAGGCGCTCACTGATCTCCTTCAGGGCCGCTCCGGGTACGCGCGGACCGCGGGCTCCGGGGAGAACGAGCGCGAGGCGTCCGGCCGCGGGCTGAAGGATCTCCGCGACCGCGTGTACACCAGCCACGGCCGCAAGGCTCGGACGAGGGCGGTCTAGTCATGCTCCTTGACGTCTCCAGCAGCAGCCGCGGCCCCCTCTTCGACGGGCGGGCCCGCGCCGCCGCGAACGCCTACGTCAACCGGTTGGAACGCGACCTCGCCGAAGAAGGCCTGAACATCCTGCGCGGCGAGATGCACCGCGTGTTCCGCAACCCGACCGGCTACTACGAGTCCCGCTGCAAGGTCATCGAAGGCCACAAGATCTCCGACTCCCGCGTGATCTACGGGCCGTGGCTGGCCGGCATTGGCTCCCGGAACTACCCGGTGACCAAGTTCAAGGGCTACGACCACTGGCTTGTCACCCGGGACAGGCTCAACGCGCGCAAGGTCGGTATCGGTGAGCGGCTCCTGCGCCGGTACACGGGACGGATGTGATGCCCCGTGTCTCTTGACCTCGGCTCCTACCGCAGCGCGCTCGCGTCGCACGGGCAGGCCCTAGGCCTGTTCGATCAAGTGCTGGACCACGAGCCCGTATCAGCGCCCGGCAGCGGTCTGACGTACGCGCTGTGGGTGACCGACGTGGCACCGGTACCCGACCGGTCTGGGCTCGCCTCCGTGTCGGCCCGGCTGGAGATGGGCGGCCGCGTGTATTACCCCGCCGATAGCGAGCCACTTGGGGACGTCGACACCCAGGTCACGGGCGCCGTGAGCGGGCTGATGAACGCCTACAGCGGGGACTTCGAGCTCGGCGGGACGGTCGCGAACGTGGACCTGCTCGGCATGCACGGCGCCAGCCTGCGGGCCCGGTTCGGATACACGCGGCTCGACTCGACAACGTACCGGGTGGCCACGCTCACTGTGCCCCTGATCATCAACGACGTGTGGACGGAGGCCCCGTAGTGGCAAAGACAAGCGGCCTGGGTGATGCGCTTTTCATCGCAG